AAGACGGCTTTGCACAACGCCGCGCCTATGAGAATCAAAGCTACCAGCAATCCACAAACAAACTCTTTGAGGGAGAACTGGATTATAAGAAAAAGCAATACGAACTCTATTGGCGTTGGGTGGAGAATATGGGTAAGGATGTTGCCGATAAGCAATTTGCGTCTTTGCTCCAATCGGGCAATTCTTTCAAGCAGTATCTTGAAAAGCAAATCGCCGAACTCCAAGCCAAAAAAGCCGCCGGAACAATCACCGAGGGAGAGAGTAATTTTCTTATATCCCTTAACGTGCAATATGATGAGCTTACAGGTGCAAAAACGGCTCTTGACGCTTTCCGTGAGAGTGTCAATGCCGCTATCAATCGTAGCCAAACTCTTGCCGAGAAACTGGCAGCGGTGGCAGATGCAAAACGCAAGCTGGAAAATGGCGAAAGTGGTATTATAAGCGATGATGACCGAGCCGCCGCAAGTCTGGACCTATCCCAAAGGGAGGCCGAACTCCAAAAAGAGGTACATGAAACCGTCCTAAACGATTATCGCTCTTTTGAGGAACAAAGGCAATCTATCACCGACCAATACGCTTTACTCCGAGCTGAGGCCGAGCGCATGGGCGATGAGGAACGCATACGCCTTATCAACAAAGCTGAGAAAGAGGCATTGTCGGCTTTGAATACGGCATTTCTCCAGCAATCCGATAGCTGGAAAAAGTTGTTTAGCGACCTAGATACTCTTTCCGTGGGGCAAATCTCCAAGCTGATTAAGGATGTTGAGCAACAGTTGGCCGCCGGCAATCTCCAACTCTCGCCCGTGGACTTTAAGGCCGTTATTGACAGCCTTACACGAGCCAAAGAAAGGATTCAGCAACTCAACCCGTTCTCTGCCCTTGATACGTTCTTTAATGACTATCTCAAAGCGAGAAAGAAACTCGCAGCAGCCAAAGCTGCGTTAGCCAAAGGCGAGGGTAGCAAAGAGGATGTAGAAAATGCCGAGCGTGAGGTAAAAGCCGCCGCCAATGGTATTACAGAATCCGTAGAAAAGGTAACGGATATTACCACAGAGTGCGCCTCTTCGCTACAAAGTATGTTTGACGCACTGGGCATGGACGGTGTGGCTGACGGGCTGGGAACTGCAATAGAACTCATGGGGCAGTTGGGTAATGCCGCTGCCTCGGTCGGCAAGTTTATGAGTGGCGATATTATAGGTGGAGTTACTGGCATGATTTCATCTATAACATCTGTTATAGGTATATTTTCCAAGCTCCATGATGCAAAGTATGAGAAACGAATACAAAACCTACAAAAGCAGATTGACGCGCTGGAACGCTCATACAATCGACTTGAACGGGCCTTTAACAACACCTATTGGGTGTTTAATGATGAGGAACGTGCTGGTTTTGAGCAAAACATTAAGCTCATAGAAGACCAAATAGCCGCATTGGAGAAACAACGCGAAACTGCCCGTCGCTCATGGGATTTTGCTCAGTATGCAAAGTTGACAGCCCAAATTAAGGACTTAAACGGCCAGTTGTCAAAAGCCAAAGAGGGTGATGATATGCTGGGCTTATATGAGCAGCAAAAAAAATCTCTCCGTGAGCAACAGGATTTGATGCGCCAACAGATAGACGCAGAACGCTCAAAGAAAAAGACCGACAACGACAAAATCCAACAGTGGAATGACGCAATAGAGCAGATTGAACAGCAGATTGAGGACTTAGACCGGCAAATGATGGAAACCTTTGCCGGGACCACAACCCAAGAAGCTCTCGACCAATACGCAGACGCTATTGTTGACGCATATTGCGCCGGAGAGGACGCGGCAAAGGCTCTTGGTGATACCACGAGAGAGGTATTGAAAAAGGCTGTAATAGATGCGCTCAAACGCCAATTCTTAGCTAAGGCTATGGACGAAGCCGTGAAATATCTTGGAGAGGCAATGTCGGACGGTGTTTTGACTGACCGCGAGAAAGAAACATTTGAATTGATGACAAAAAGAGCCGGTGAAACATTCACTAATGCTCTTGACGCGGTAGGCGATTGGATTAAAGATGTTGAAGATGTCGCAACAGACCCCTTGACGGGTGCCGTTACCTCAATGAGTGAGGAAACAGGCGGTGTGATTGCGGGCCGTCTTAACGCTTTCATCATAAACCAGACCGAGCAAACAAGTGTGTTGCGTGAACAGCTTTTGGCACAATCGGCAATCGCTCAAAACACTGCAACCGCCAACACTATTCTCTCCGAGGTACGCGATACTCTCAAACGGATAGAAACCAAAGACAACTCTTTACTCTCACAAGGAATATCGTAAGGTTATGGAACTGATTCAACAACTCAAACAAGACGGCATAGACAAAGGGCTATGCCGCCTATGGCAAGGGAAACTCCGAGCTGGGCTTTCAACCGAGGAACTTGCAAAGCTCTACATTAAGGGCATTGACTTTTGTATTTCCGAAGATTACCCTACGCTCAATTTTCTCCGGGAACATTTCAAGGGCAAGTGTGAGCCTTTCGGGGTGTATGTCGATGATGAGATACCCTCGACCGCCAACAAGCCCGATATGGTGCTTAACGGGGCTTGCAAAGCCATGTTGGAGTATGACGATTTTTCTGTTTCGCGTCTATATATGCGCCATGATAGCGAGGCGGCCGTGATTGTTTCCAACAATGCCATTGTTACCATTGACCTATTCGATAATGCGAAAATACATATCTCCGTAATAGGCACCGAGGCGCGTGTCAACATCAACGCCTATGGTCGTAATACCACGGTAGATTATATCGGCATTTCATCGTTTGCGAGAATTAAAACAATATTTCACGATAAACCCACATACTGATATGGTTGATAAAAATTTAATCTTGTATCTGCCTTTTGATGACCCGGACGGCTCAAAGGCTTACGACTACTCCGCGGGTCGCCATGACGCAACACTTTCTGGTGGAGCGATGTTTACCAAACAAGCAAAGGCCGGTAAGGCTCTTGACTTGTGCGGTGGAGAGGTAAACACTGAGCAGAATATTCCATTTACGGGCGATTTTACCGTATCACTCTATGTTCAGATTCAGCAGAGGCGTTTGGGCTGGCTCTTGAATTTACCCGGTATAGAGCAGCACAAAGAGCAATGGGTCGATGTGGTGCCGGGTGAGTGGTATTTTATTTCTTTTGTGCGCTCTGGTTCTACGTTCAAAGTCTTTCTCAATGCTGATTGTACATACGTTGGCAATCTGGCCGCTAATCCCACGGGGCTTGCTCTCTGCACCGAGGAACTGTTAACCACGACTGCAAAGCTCGATGAGGTGCGAGTGTTCAACGTGGCAAAGACCGAGAAAGAAATCCTCAAAATGCAAGCCAACAACGATGTTGAATACTATGTTGACGGTCACAATTTCAAGGACTACGGCGTGTATGTGTCGGCCTCTGACGGGCTTGTTGGCAGGCTGGCGCAGAAAGAAAGCCTATCGGTAGACTACGACAACTACCACGGTGTTGTGCGCGACCGCAAGCGCAAGCGTTTCAAAGAGCGCACAATATCGCTCAAATGTTTCATTGAAGCCTCAAGCCGTAGTGCGTTTGTAGAGTGGCTTAACCGCTTTCTCGCACTCTTTGACGGCGACCATACGCGCCGCCTTACCGTAGAGTATGACGGCAAGGCAAAGCCCCTTGTGTATGAGGTGGATTTGCTTGATGATGTGGCAGTTGATAAAAAGTGGGGCAGCTACAACGAGGAACTAATGGTAGGCACATTCACACTCAAACTAACAGAGGACGAGCCGGTGAAAAAGGTACTACGCCATATCTCCAACAACAATAACTCAAAAGCCACTATCACCGTGTCAACCTACAAGTACCTTAACATCTACTGGGGTGATGGCACTCACACATTCAACGTGGGGGGCAATGATACTACCGTGGAGCATACCTACGCTCTCCCCGGCGAGTATGACATTATCGTAACGGGGGTGATAGAAGATATTGAAAAGTTTGAAACCAACGCCATAATGGTATGGGAATTACTCAAATAATCAAACGCAACGGCGAGATTATCAAGCTCAATACAAAGGAGCCGTTTTGCGTAGTCAAGCAGGCTACGCAAAATAGCTCCCTTATGGGCGATGACAATATCACATTACAAATCGTTTCCTCCGAAATGCTCTCTTTCAGCAAGGGGGATAAAATCGTTGTGGACGGATTCGACTACACCATAAGGACTACAACAACTCGTGAAATTCAAGGCGAGGATTACAACATCTTTGAGCCTGTTTTCTACGGCCCGATGTACGACCTTATGAAAACCATATATCGAAATTGCGACAAAGACGGAAAATCCGACCGCTCGACATTCGATTTGACCTACACAATTAAGGAATTTGTGCAGGTGCTTATCTACAACCTTAACCGCGATTATCCGGGTATGTGGGCTTTCGATGAGCTTAATTGCCCCGAAACCGAGGCTATCACAATCCAATTCTCCGGGGTGAATTGCTTGCAAGTGTTACAGACGCTTTGCAACAAAGACAATTTCAATCTGGAATTTCTTATATCCCAAAACGGGAATGTAAGAACAATCCATATCGGTAAATTCGGGCAACGTGTCAATCCCCCCGGCGGAGCAGAATACTTTGAGTGGGGCAAGGGCAACGGTCTATACAAGCTCAAAGAGCAAAAGGTTGATGATAAGGCTGTGATTACTCGCTTGTGGGTAGAGGGTGGCACAACCAATATCCGCACAAACTACCGTGAGTATGCCGAGAGATTGCAACTGCCATATCCACGCCGTTACAATCGTAAAAGGCACGTCCTTAGTGACGGCACTGTGATTGAGCCAAACACCGAACTTATAGGCATAACAAACGACAATGACCGCTTTTTAGAGGACGTGGCATTGCGCGACAAAATAGGCAGCGAGGAAGATTGCAAGACCTATGACAAAATTTTTCCTACCCGCACGGGGCGCGTGACTGCACTGGTGGCCGGCGATATTAACGCTTTCATTGATGACACTATGGATTTTGACCTTTGCAAGAAAGATGACAAAGGCACCGTTTACTTAGTGAATGAGGTTAGCGCGAAAATCACTTTTACCAGCGGCCGACTTGCTGGGCAGCAATTTGAGCTTGAGGCTAAGAATGGCTATGACCATACGACAAAGAAATTCCGATTGATTCCTTTTACCGACAATCGCGGCCTAACTACTCCGACTGTACCATTTGAGCAAGGTGGCGCATACCCTATTGAGGTAGGAGCGACCTACAAAATTACCGACATATTTTTGCCCGAAAGCTACGAGGAAAATGCTGAGGAAGATTTATGGTATGCCGCTATGGACGATTTCAAGCAGGCTACACAAGCTAAGGCTCAATACAGCCTAACACTGGACCGTTTGTATTTCCTTGAGGCGTTGGAGCGAGGCGTTGATGTTTGCCTTTTCAAAGTGGGCGATTATGCACCTGTGCGTGATACTCGCTTTGGCATAGAGAAACAAATACGCATACAAAAGATTACCCGCAATCTACTTTTGGAGCAGGATTATCAGCTCACGCTCTCCGATACGACTGCAATTTCAATCTCGACCCAGACCGTTCTCTCTGTTATCGACCATGAGCGGATTATAAATAACAACCGCCTACGGGACCTTAACAAAGCCCGCCGCGGGTGGCGCACCACCGAGGACTTACGCAATATGGTGTATGACACGGACGGCTTTTTTGATGTTGATAACATTCGCCCCAACTCTATTGACACAAATATGCTCACTGTCGGCTCAAAGAGCCAGCAGTTTGTGTTGACGGGTGTAATACTCCAAGCCAATGTAAACGGCAACCCAAATAACTTTGCCGCCTCCGCCGGCATATTATCACACCTTACGATTGACCCAAGCCGAATAAGGGCATGGCAAATGGGCGCACTCACATTTGAATTGCCAAGCAATGCCGGATATTATCTCTTTGCCAAATGCTCTAAGACTGGAGAGAGTGGCACATGGATAATGACCCAGACGCAATATAAGTTTGAGCCGACCGATGACCCAAACAATTACTATTTCCTTGTGGGTGTTCTTTCAACGCTCTACGCAGATGACAACTTCCGTGATTTCACAACCACTTATGGATTTACGCGCATAAACGGCAATACTATAACCACGGGGCGCATTATTACGAGTGATGGAGAGTGCTATCTGGACTTAGACGGTAATAAATTCCGCATAGGCGATAGGTCAAGTTCTATTGATTGGAATGTGAGCCGAAACAACACTATAACTCTCAAAAACGTAAGTGTTATTAGTGAGAGTGGCGATGTTGCACCGTTGGGCGTATATCGTGGCGTATGGAACGTCAATTACACATACTACAAGAATGATGAGGTAAGCTATACCGATGAGAAAGGCGCGATTGCAACCTATCGTTACATTCACAATACACCGACAAAAGGTCACAAGCCTACTGAATCTGTGTATTGGGGAGTTGTGGCAAAGGGCATAGACGGGGTTAATGGCGCGGGTAATAAATTGGTATACCGCTATGGATATGATAAGCCAGCAAAGCCAACGGGAATAGACCCTAACCCCACGGGCTGGAGTAATACCCCCGATAATGACACAATCAAAGTCACACATGGCACAGCTTTCACCCTCAAGGATGGCTATTATAAATCTCCGGCTGTCGCGGCCAATGGCATATCGACAAACAGGCTTACATTTACTACAAGCAAACCAAACCAACTACTCGCAATTGAGCTATGGGCTTCAAGTGAAAGTGGCTTTGACTTCGTGCTTGTTGGCAAACTTGACACCGAGGGGCTTACCAGAACTGCAAACTATTTCGACCGCATTAGTGGTGATGAGGTTAAGAAAGTTGTATATCTACCTATCCCCACAGCCGGCACACATTTCGTTGATGTAGCTTACGCCAAAGACAGCTCAAATGAGAGATTTAATGATTGCGGACGTTATCGCATTGTCACCCCTCAAAATTGCTGGATGTCGGTTGGAACAGTCGGCTCTGATGGAAAAATCGTATCTTGGAGCGACCCTGTGCCATTCTCTATTGACACTCCCGATGTGGAGCGCATATATCGCCTTATGGGTAGCGAAACGACCCCTGCAACTCCGGGTAGTGATGCTTATGTTGATGACTATGTACCACCGCTTACTACCGAAACACACATTGTCGGCAAG